ATTGCGGCGAAAGCTACTAGTGGACAAGTGGCGCAAAAAGCTAAACGCTTTGATTGACCCCGGCGACTTACTTATTTTGAATGTTGATAGAAACATCTGGCATAAAAGGTGGGATGCAGTATTTGAAAGTCAGTACGATTCAGTAATCACAAATCCGAAAACTGATCCTGTAGCTAATAATAATATTTTATTGGAAGTTGATGCAGGAGTAATAGTAACTTCTAAACCTGTATCTTGAAAAGTGCCTGAACCATCTGATACTGCTGTTATTTCATCAGCAGCTACTTTCACAATTGTTCCACCTGAAAGTCCTGTTAGTGCTGAACCATCTATAGCAGGTAAAGCCGAGCCATCTGTTAAAACATTTCCTGTTTCAGCAGGAAAAGTAATTGTATTAGTTCCTGCTACAGCAGGTGCTGAGATTGTTATATCGCCACTCGTAGATCCTTTTAATTTTATACTACTCATTAATCTGCTTCCTGTATTGTGTTACCCTCGGCAACCCATTCTTGAATTGCTTGATAGTGTGTGTTTGCTGTGTCTATTGGTACATGACATACAACACCATTTATTGTTGCTTTTATGCCACCATTTTGTCCTAAAACATTTAATGTATATTGTGCTGATGTAACTTCCATTATAACTCCGAATCAAATGTAACACCTGGAGTGCTACCTGTTGGATATAAATAAGCACTATCACCTGCACTACCTGAAGATGAATCAAGTGTATATTGTATAAGTATATTCTGCTCACAATTATGTAAAACAGATTGTATGCTATCTACAAGTATATTATTGCCATCTGCTAAATCATGACAGAACATATTATCTGTTGCTATTTGTGTAGCTGTTGGCTCTGTCCTCATAGGAACAGGGAATTGATGTAGAAATTGTGCTGTATTAGCTGTTCTAAAAGCACCAAATGCATACCCTGATGTACTTCCATCTTCTGCTACACCTTTATGAAAATACCTTTGACATCTAGCTAGACTTGTACCTCTATCTTCAAACTGAAAGGCAGGTATGCTGTCAGCATCAAACTGACCTACTTCTGCTTGTATCCCTGTTATCCAAAAGTTGTTATCTGTGCTATCTGCTAAGTTAACACCTTGATTAACAAATCTATCTGCGTTTACCCTAGTAGCCCAACTTGTTCGTTGTGTTCCACTTGTAAAATCTGTACCTGCCATTAAACACCAAGCTATTTGCATACTATGAGCATTGTCATTATCTAATGCACCTGTTGTATCACCTACAAAAGATATCACTTTTTTCTCCCAAGTGTTTGCTGATGAGACTGCATATGTGCTTGTAATAAGTCTGTTGTTATCTATGTCTCTAATTTCTAAAATATATGTTCCTGTTTTATTGGTTTTAACCCAAAATGCAATAGTCAGATATTCAGCATTACTTGTGCCTTTTTTTAAGACTTGTAAGTTTTGACCTTCTAGTCTGTGTTCTATTGTAAGAAAATCATCACTACCTAAACTACCTTGTGCTGTAGTACAGTCTACTTTACTCGATTTAACAAACCCATAACCTGTTGGTACATCTGAATCCTGCGTTACAGTAAATCTTGCTGATGGATTACCATTTTGATTAAAGTTAAATCTATCGACTGTAATATATCCCTCTGTACTTCCGACATCTGCTGTACTCGTACCTCTTTGTGCAATCTGCATATCACCATTTATAATCAATGGAGTAGCAGTCTTTCTATCTAAAGCTACTGTGTTGTCTGATACTGTACCATGTAAAGTTAGTGCCATTATTCAACTCCCATCAAGGCTTTAATTTGTGCATCTGTTAATCCTAGTTCTTTTAGTTTTGCTTTGCCACTCGCCCTGTCTGTTTTTAAATCTTCTTCAGCTTGTGCTACTCTTTGAGATATTGCTTTTACTTCATCTGTATAATCATAAGAGCCATCATCTTTCTTTACCATGTCAGCAAAAACATCATCACTTACTTCAACATAGCCATCTTCAGGTTGATAAGATATTTGTTTAACAATGTTGTTTTCTATCAATGCGTATTTCATTATGCTACTCTTGTTATAATTACATCTGCATAAACAGAGTTCCTAGTGTCATTCATGTAATGTCCTAATCCAATGTCAGCTTTAGCAGATTGTGTTCTATGTCTTAATTCAAATACCTTTTGACCTGTTATTGTAAATCTACCGAGTATCATCGAGGTATTGTCTCCCAAATTACTAAAGGCAGTAGCAAAATATTGTTGTCCAATTAGTTCTACACTACTGTCAGTTACATTGTATAAAAATGCTCTATGATGATCTACCATGCAACCATTAGCAAATGCTTCACAAAAATAAGTTCCTGCAGGTAATGTTATTTGATTAGAACTGAGACTTGCTCCTGTTATCTCATTTGTCTTGACTGTGTTCAAAACTCTTATATTGTCTGTGTTAGCCCCTGCACTACCACCATGCACTAGTGTTCCTTTTTCATCTCTTACATGAAATATTTGTGGCTTGTGTATACCTGACATTGATGTGCAAGTTAAATTACCACTAGAATCCATTGACATTTTTGTAGAACCATTAGATTGAAAATCTATAGCACCACTTGTATCTGATACAAATTTTAATCCATCACTTGTATCTGCATTAATCTTAACTGTCATAAGATAACTAACCTCTCTCCTGATGGGATTGTTACTGTAACCCCTGAATTAATTGTAAGTGGTCCAACACACATTGCTGATTTATTAGTAGACAAAGTATAGTTTGTTGTAACTACTCTTTCGTTTTCTTGGAATACTTCATCGCCACCTGCTCCAGTAGCACCACCACCTCCACCGATTGCACCCCAAGCACTACCATTGTAGCCCTCAAATCCTGATGTGGTTGTGTTAAATCTAAACATACCAGTTGCAGGTGAGCCATCTCGTTGTGCTGTTGTACCTACAGGTATTTCAGCAGATCCTGTACTAGCAGTTTCTATAACCACACCTGTAAGTGATGAACCTGATCCTGAAAATGTCGTTGCTCCAAGTACACCTGTGTCTGAATTAAATGTAAGATTACTTCCTGACTTAGGTGCTAGGTCTCCAGTTGCAGCAGTTACAAATAGTGGGAAACAAGTTGTGTCGCTGCTTTCATCGGCTACTGTTACATTAGTAGATGTGGTTGCAGTTGCAGCATTACCAGTCGTAGACCCTGAACTGCCTGTTACGTTTCCAGTTACATTGCCTGTTAAATCACCTGCAAAACCTGTAGCTGTAAGCACTCCTGAACTAGAGTTAAATGTTAAATTCGTTCCTGATTTTGGTCCAAGATTGCCTGTCGCAGCAGTTGTAAATAATACATTACAAGATGTATCAGATGATTCATCGGCAACTGTAACAGTTGTTGCTATCGCTGCTGTGCCACTTGTATCTTGGTTTCCTGATGTGTTGACACCAGGTAAATTTATATTAGCTGTACCATCAAATGAAACGCCACCAATGTTTCTTGCAGTTTCAAGTGCTGTAGCTGTTGCTGCGTTTCCTGTACAAGACCCTGATGAGCCACTCGCATTACCAGTCACATTACCAGTCAAAGCTCCTGCGAATGTGCCTGATAGTACATCTGTGTTTGAATTAAATGTAAGTCCACTTGCAGTCTTTGGTCCTAGATCACCTGTAGCTGCTGTAACAAACAATGGAAAGCAAGTCGTATCAGTCGATTCATCTGCAACTGTAATCGTTGTAGGTACAAAACTTGTTGATGCTTTGCCATCTAGTTGTGTTTGTATACCTGATGTTACACCATCCAAATATCCAATCTCTGTAGATGTTACTGCTGATACTGATACATCGCCACTACCATCTGACACTAATGCTCTCGATGCAGTTAAGTTTTCCATCTTAGAAAATGCTATTGCTGCACTTGCATTGACATCATCGTTTACGATGACACCACTACCTATTGCTGCTGTACCTGTTACATTCCCCGTGCCATCAAATGATGCTGAAGTCCAAGTAACATCACCTGTCATACCTATGGTACGACCTGTAGCTAAAGCTGTAGCACTTGCAGCGAGAGTTGCAGCAGATGCTGTACCAGTTAAGTTTCCTGTAACATTACCTGTAAGATTTCCTACAAATCCACCAGTAGCAGTAGTTGTGCCTGACGAAGTAAGAGATGTTGCTGTAACAGCAGGTAAATTAGCTGCAATGTTCTCTAATGTTACTGCAAAATTATCACTTGATTGTACGATTGGAAATAACGCACCACTTGCAGGGGTGGTGGTAGTTGCTAATTCTGAAATCTTTTTAGTTGCCATCTATTGTACTGTCCAAGTTGTTGAGGTTGAAGATGTATCTTGCCAATCTCCTGGAGCTATATCAGTCAAATCCTCTTGTTGTATTAATTCGTTATCTTCTGTTGCTAATAAAAATAAGTTATCTTCTGTCTCAATGTACCCTCTAGCTGTTTCAGGTACAGTTGTCCATGTGCTAGAACTTATTGTTTGGGGTGTCCATGTGGTCATTAATATAACCCATAATCAATTCTTGTTGTTGGAGCTACCCCTGAATGTCTGTCTCTTTCATTAGAATCTATTATATCCTTTTTGGCTCTTTCATAAAAACTAGCCCATGTCTGTATTCTCTTATCGTTTTGAAGATAAGGTTCTGCTTCTACTAAAGCTCCATATAAATAAGCATCAGGGTGATAAGTAAGCATATCATTGGTTGTATTTGAATCTGATAAAGGAGTAAAGTATTTGTAATACAGCATTTCTATTTCGTATGCACTATCAGGAAGTGGTCTTAGCTGTATGTTATCTCCAATAATAGAATATGCTTTTGGTTTTCCTTTATTACTTCCTGCATATATCCTGTCCATTTGTTCAGGTGTTAAATATTCTAAAGCTGTCTTAGGATCAGTATTAAGTTGTATGTTTCTCATAGCAACAAAATTATCAGGCAAAGTATAATACTCAGTATCAGCTACAGTATTAGCTGTAACTCTTGTTTCCATTCTTCTTATTTTAAAATCTCTTCTATGTCTTGTTTCAGCTAAAGTAATAAAGTCAGGAATAGAATCAGTTAAATCTGTTCTATCTAACCAGTCAGCGATTGCTGATTTAAGTTCTGAGTAATTTGTTATTGCCATTATATACGCCTATTGGTTGTCTTTAGATACCTGTAGTCAGGACTGTTAATAAGTTTTTTTACTGCTTCTTTGTGGTCTTTGTTAAATATGTCAACCCCAAATAGTCTTTTCCATTCATAAACCACAGTCATCGGTATACGAGCAGAGAGTCTAAACTCATCTGACTTGTGATGGTCCTCGTTCTGTAATTTTTTGTTTTGGTCTAAAAGGGGTTGTATATCCTCGATGTGTTCTATAGCAAACTCACCTGTTGGGTTATGATAGTGAAATACTTGATTGTCGCCTATCTTACGTTTCATTCGCTTAACTCATCTATGTATAAGTTTGCTGTTGAACTTGCAACTATAGCAGCAACTTTCATACCACCATCAATTTTAAAAACTTCAGGGTCGTATGCACCTAGTACAGTTGAGCTAGTAGTCGCTGTTGGGTTAGCCCCAAAAGCAATAAAAACACCATCGGTGTCAGCTACTACTCTTACATACTCTGTGTTTGCGTTTGTCGCTGCTGTTTGTTGAGAGCCAGTATTGACAGTCCTTTTGATTGTGTTTGTTACTCTCATTTTTGACATCTTTATCTCCTAATTACAAATGTAACTAATAATTTCTTAGCACCTGTTGAACCACCATCTGTAATCATTTCGATTGTGCCGTCCTCTTCAACTCTGTTAGCTGCTGTAGGTAGTGATGAATCAACTGTACCTGCTGCTGAACCTGAGTGAGCAACTGTTATGCCACCACCTGTAACGGCTGTGCCACCAATCTCAAAACTAATTGCAGCGTTGCCACCACTTATAGCTCCTTGTAACGCAGTTATAATTTTGATAATGCGACCACCATCAGGAACTGCTACAAATGTGCTAGATGCAGTAGAGATATCTTCTATCTCTGCTGTTAAAAAATAATCGTTTAATGTTCTCATTAAAATCTCCAGTATTAATAACCCTCGTTCCGAAGCGATACGTTCTTCAAGGTCATTATTAATGTATCTAAGTGGGGCAGGAAAACAATATGAGAAAAAACCTGCCCCCTTTCATGAGGAAAGTTACATGAAAAATTTTTTATGAAGTTGTCAAGTCAGCAATAGTAGCTGAAGATGCTTCATTTTTAGCAACGAGTGTCCACTCAGCGAGTAGTAAACGTTTCTCAGCATCACCAGTTTTTGCTAGTTCTTGTGTTTGGAAAGGTCTCAAGAAACCAGTCGCAAACATTTCTGTATCAACAACCAACGCACTTCTACCAGAAGAACGTAGGAATCTGTCAGCAACAACTCTAACTTCACCGAAGTCAGAAACATAAACATCAATAGTAGCTACTAAGCTTCTATCTTCTGCCATGTCCATACGAGTTGAGTTACCTGTAAAACCAGATACTTTTTGTTTGTTGAATGAACCAACTAATAGTAGGTCAGGATCGCCACCATTATCAAAGCAAGATTTTAACTCACCTTTTAAGATAGCTTCTGTAAGAACCCTTTGTGTACCATCTGTAACAGTACCACTAGAGTTTCCTCCACCTGTACCATAGCTGTTGTTTGTTGTTGTCCAAGACTCGAAACCTGCTGATTTACGAGCTGCACCACCATTTCCAGAACCTGCTGTAGCTGCATTTTTGCCTGTTAAGTCAAGTTCCATGTCTCTTTTGAGTTCTTTACCTGCTTTTGCTATTTGATAAGCTAGTTCAGAATCTCTACCTGCGTGATTTACTGCTTCTTGTGTTCCTGAGACCATAACAGGTTTGTATGAAATCTGTGTATAGTTGAAAACACGAGAAGTTGCAGATAACGCAGCACTTGGAGAATCATCTCCTTCTATTTGAGCATTTGAAGCTGCTGAAGCTAGTGAGTCAGTTTGCCATTCATGCTTGGTTGCTTCAGCATTACCTGAACCAATTGAAGACATAAATGGTGTATCTGTTGGAGAGATATTATAGATTACGTTCTGTAAATCTTCTCTGTTACCCACAGCATCATAAGTTTCAAATGTATTTCCTAATTGTGCCATTTGAATTACACCTCTGTGTTAAAAGTTAGTATTAGACTATGACATTAAAGATTTGATTACTGCTGCTGCATCATCAACTCTACCTGTCCTTTTTAGTCTTTGTCGAGTTTGCTTTATCTTCTCGCTATTAACTTCAGATTTGGTACTTGGCGTACCAGGTTTTTGCACTTTAGGAACAACTTTTTGTTTCTTATTAGCAATCTTAGCTGCTAAAAGATTCTCATACATCATAGCTTTATGAAGTACATCTACTGATCTAGCATCAATTAGACTGTCAACTTCCTGTTCGGTAAACCCTTTATTAAGAGCAAAAGACTTAATATCTTGTTTAAGTTTAGGTCCTTTCTCAGGGTCATTCCATTCAGGTAGTCTTTGAGCCATAACTTCCTGCTGTCTAGCAAGTTCTTCATTCCACTTACTTTGCATTTCTTGTTGTTGCTTTTGTGCAAGTTGTTGCTGTTCCTCAGCAACTAACCTTTTATTTTCTTGAAGTTCCCTATATTGATCTCTTTTCAGAGCATATTCCATTGGGTCTTCTTCCTTGAGTTTAGTCCAGTCCACCGATTTGAACTCTTCTAATTTAGAATCGGCTTGTGTATTAAATTGTTCAAGTTGCGATAAATAATGCTGTCTTTCTTGTTGAGTCGCTGCGAGTTCTTCATCCATCTTTTTGCGTTGCTCTGCCAATACTTGACTTTTTCTAGTGTAATCAGCTTGTCTACTATAACCAGACAATAACTCGTCTTCGGTGACCTGAGTATCCTTACCATCAATTTTGACAGTATATACTTTAGGTTCTCCAACTTGTTGCTGTTGATTATCATCAACAATATCTTCCTCAGTCAACTGACTTTGAGCAAATCTTTTTTGGTCTGCTTCTAAGTCTTCTGTTGTTAAATTGACTGGAGTATTTTCAACTGATTCGGCAACATCCATTGCCTGTTCAGAAACATCTTCCTGAGTTTCTGTTTCTTCTGCAATCTCTTCAGGTTGTTCTTTCGAAGCCCTCATAGATTCAAGAAGTGCTTTCTGTGCTGATTCAACATCAGTCACAGGAATTCCTCCTACGTTACTTTCCTTCATAGGTATTTTGTTATCTTCATCCATTACTTACCTCCTTTGCGTTCTTCTTCTAGAATCTGTCCATTTTCAACAGTTTGTACTAGAGTATTCTTAACTTCTAGGATGGCTCTTTGTTTATGGTAAAGTGCTTCCCTACCTTCTGTATCCTTAATATCAGTAGATATCCATTGTTGATATCCATTGTTAAGTACACTATTAAATGCTGCTACCATTTGAGGATTCTCAAGTATTAGCTTTGCATCTTGTCCTGCTTTAATAGCAGACTCTTTTTTGTCTTCCATATTTTTCTCCTGGATTCTATCTGCTTACGCAGGTGTAGTTAATCGCTTGTGTTGATTTTTTTGTCTAGGTATTCCAAAGTAAAATGCTCTGGAACTTTCTTTGTGCCTTTGAGGAACTTGCGTATGATGTCAGGACTGTATCCTACCTTACGATAAAACTCCTCGACAGAAAGTCGGTTTTTTAACATAAATGTTTGTAAATCTTGTCTTGTCAAATCGGTTTAGGTTTATCTAATAATGGGTTTTTTTGTTTAAATTCTTTTGCTAAATCTGCATGAGCTAGTCTTACCATATCATTCATACAGTATCCTAGTTTTTCGTAGTGGTCTAATCTATCCCAATAGTACTTACTTCTATGCTTTCCTTCTTCTTTTTTTGAAAGTCGAGACATTTGTTGGTTTACCTCCTACCCCTTGAGGTTTAGCTCGTTTTCTAGCAACAGCAGATGCTTTCTGTGCTGATGTCATTCTTTTAGCTTTTGCTAGTGGTACACATTTAGGATAGGCACGACCTGATCCTTTTGACCTACCACAAGGTTGATATTTACCATTTTTCTTAGGTGCTCCAATATCTACCCACTTTTCTCTTACCCACTCTCTAAGCCCTTTTTTTGCCATTTTTCTTCTTCTTAGGTTTTATACGACCAGAACAAACACCTGATGCATACATATTCGCATAGGCACTTGGGTAAACTTTAAATTTTCTTTTAGCAGCAGCTTTGCCTTTGGCACATAGTTTAGCCATATCTACCACTCTTTTGCTTTCTTAATACACCTCTGCCC